CGGTTTAGGATCGGCAGCCAAAACACTCTGATAATGCGTCTTGGCTTTTGACAGAATACTCAAGCGACAACACTAGTAGTAAGTGCGCCATTACCTTGCAAGGTAATAGATGCCTCTACCATTCCATCAAAAGATGATGAGCGACTTACGCCGGTAACGATACAGCTACCGGAATAGTAAGTTGATGTAGACGCAGCGCCTTCTGGGTAAAAGCCTATTGTGACTTCGGCTCCTACAGATAATGCAACCTGACCGTTTGTGTCAGTTTCATCCCAGTAAACATCTGCAGAACCACTAAACGATGTCAGCGTAGGCTTGAAGCTCCGAGCCGTGTCGGTCATCACTGTATCTTCAACCGTGTCGGCGGTTTCTTCGATGCTAAAACTTCTTAGCTCTGCGACTGCGTTTGAGCCGATTTTGATTGTTCCTGCTGAACCTGTATGCGTAGCCATTTATATATTCTCCTGATGTGGTTCTGCTTTAGCTTTTTTGGCTTTATGCTTCACCTGTTTAACCGGCTCCCAACCGCGAGCCAAGAATGATTGAACTTTTGATGGGTGAGCCTTGATTGTCGTGCTTCCATCTGGACTTTTTAATTCCATATTATACACCTGTATCCGGGTCGTTAACCGCCGTTCGATATTGTATCGTAAACTGCAAACTTACAATACCCATCGGCTGGTCACCTTCACCATTATAATTAATTTCCGTTCCTGACAGAAAAGAAAACTTTGCTTTACCGCCCAGCGTTCTATCTGCGGCCATTGCCACTTCTACTTCACTTGAAATCGTGTCTATTTTGTCATCGTAAACCGTGATATCGCGCACGTATCCCTCGACAATTAAAACAAGCTCTCGATTCAATGTTAGTGTCGGCCCCATCGTGTCAGTATCTGATGATTCGGTCGTTGTATAAACAAGCAAAGCAGGCATGGTATCCGCGTTCAAGGGCCATACTCTCGACTGATAAACCCTGTTTTCAGTTGACGTTAGTCCCGACAGAATCGTTCCTACGTGTTCTCTAATTTGTTGTCTGACGTGCATTATCCGCCACCCACGTTAATATCTTCTCTGCTCAGAGTACCTGCTGCAGTCGTGTCTGTTAACGTTAGAACGATCAAACCTGTGTTGTCTGGCTGTACGCCTGTTACTTTGTAAACTGTCGCATTTTTTATTGTGTTGCCACTTAGGTCTTTTATAGCTGCAAAATTTAGCTGATCGCCGTATTTCGCGGCCTTTAAATCTTTCGCCTTTCCATAAACTACTGGCGTTGTACTATTGACCCCGACCGTATCGCCGGGAACCTCGAAATATTCCTGATCTAATATCACTTTGATCGCAACAGATGCCCCGCCCTCAGGCGTGAACGTACACGATTCACCGTGACCATATAATGCATCAAAGTATCCGTCAAAATCAGAGTCAAATTCTAAGCTCATCGTTTAATTACTTTCTCGACTGCCTTTTTTAAGGTCTTCTTTTCTTTCACTTCAAATTTAATAGCGTGGCCGGAGCTTAAATATTGCTTCGCCTCCGCTTCTGAAACTTCAATAACGTCACCACTCGTGCGCGGAACTCCGCGAACATGGCAAGGTATTTCAATAATTATCTGCATACTACCTCCTAAAGTTGGAGAAGGCCGAAGCCCTCCCCGCCCATTAATCATTTTTTTTAGCTCGCAATGATGTCCTTTATCACGGCAAATGATTCAGGATACCTTAATGCAATATCAAGGTCTTGGAAGAATGCTAGACGCGTTCCGCCAGAAGTTGACAAGCTTGACTGATCTACAACAACATCAACACCTGACCAGAAGCCAAGCATGATTTGAGAGAAGTCACCGTACAACATTCCGCTTAAGTTCGAGCCTGTACCTTTTGCAAGGTTAGACGGAACTAGAGTTGATGATGCCACGTTTGAACCAAGGACTGTGCCTTGCGCGTCCATGATGAAGTTGCCTTCAACACCGGAAGCTTGCTTGCCAATTGTACGCATAGCCGCGATTACCTTAGGATTCGTAAGGAAATTGGCGGTAGTCATCATAGCGTTGTCTTCTTCAACAGACTTAATCAACTCAATCACTTTGGCGTAAGTCAGTGCAGCACCGTTAGTACCCATTGCAACTACGTTAGTTGCACCGTTACCAATAATACCTGTTGGCTCATTGCTGCCACCGCCTTGAATAGCGGCTGCATCGATTTTTCGTGCGAAAGTGTTGATGATGTCGTTACGAAGAACCTGTTCTACAGAAGGATCGGACTGTTGAATCAATCGACGACTAACATCGACGTATGCGGCCAGAGTCTTTGGAGACATAGTTACCTGTGAGAATGTAGCAGCGCCTTCGCTTGGTGCCGCACCTTCAGCAACAAATGCAGCGTTAGTTACAGAAGCGGAAAGCTTAGGTATCGCAACATCGCCTTTCAATCCCTGCATAACTCTCGCGCCAAGACTGGTGATTGTCAAACGAGCCTGTAGTGCTTCGATGAACTGGTCCGCCAAATGGTCAGTACCAACCAAAAATCCACCCGCTGAATCAGTGCCGGCAGTCTGATCACGCTGGCCCCAGCTAATGTTGCCCGGCAGATAAAAACCGCGAGCTTCTTTGCCTGAACGATGTGCAATCTCGTCAGAAATTTCGCGCTCGTAACCTGCCTCACGCCAATCGCCAGAAGATGCAGCTTTTATGGCTCTGATGATGCTGTAAGATCGCTGCTCATTCTTTGGAACGTCAACAACGGCTGCCGGAGTTTCTAGTGGTCGGGCGTTAGAAATAGCTTCTAAAAGCTCACCGCGAAACTGTTCAGCGTTCACACCGCGTTCGATAGCTTTTTCTGCTAAATCCCGCTGGTCATGATGCTTTCCTAAAGCCATTATTTCAGTTACAGATTTTTGCATTTCCGCTTTTGCAGAATCAGCAACTTGACGTACATCAATATTTTCTTCACTCATTTTGTTATCCTTAATATTATTTAGTAGGGTTTTTTTGGAACGTCCAACGCCAACGAATTTTGAAGAATCTGCGGGTATACTTACAATAGAAGCCTCCAACGGTGTCCATGATGCCCGGTAGTATTCTTTTCCTTCGTCGTCTTTAGCTCGCGCCATCTTAGTGACGTTATAACCGACAGAAATGTTCTGTTTTATACCGGCTTTAACATCCTCAAAAACCTCTTGAGCCAGTGCAGAATTTCCGAATTCTACCAGCGCTACGGTGCGTCGTAGGCTCTCATCAAGGTTAAAAGAGCGAACAACACCAATCTGCTCATCCATATTATGGTTGTTCAGCAGTGGCGCTCGCCCTGAAGACATAAATTCCATATCTATGTCTTCGGCTTTGTGGCTCAATACTTCAGAGCCGAAATCACGTTCAACCGGCGTTTCTGATGAAACACCTATGCGAACTATTCTTTTTTCTTCATCAATCGATCCACGAGACAGATCGACTGTTCTATAGACAACCTTAGACGGATCAACTCTTGATTCTTCATCAATCTCAATCTCTATTTCAGTTTCTTCAACCGGATCTTCAGTTTCTTCAACTGACTCGTGAATTTCTTCTTTCGCCAATTCAATAATTATTGACGAGTCTGTTTCTTCTAAATTAATAACGTGTCTTTGTTCAGTCTGATCCGTCATCGGGAATGACTCCATTTACTTCTGCTTGTGTTGGTAATTTTGCGCCAAATGGCTGGAATGCCGTTTTGATATTGTACTGCTCTGCGAGTCGTTGCTCTCTGTCGTGCTGCTCAAACAATTCTTCAACGTCTCGGCCGTAACTTGCCTCGATGTCTTGATAGGTAACGATTCCGTTTTGAAGTCCTGCAATGTGGGCATTCATTTCTCGTTGAGGATCGACCCAGCCCCACGACCTTGGAATAAAGGATGCGCCGTCTGCAAATTTGTCATATTTGTCGATGGGCAAGTTGACTGATTTTGTCATTGCGTTTTTTAACCATGACCTAAAAACAGGTTCAACAAAATGCTCGACCATGAATTTCTGCAACATCCTATATTGATCTCGGTCTTCAAGGCTGCCAGCTCTCAGGGAGCTGTAGTTGACGCTTGAAAGGTCGTTAGAAAGAGAGTGATATGATATATTCAAACCACTAGCAATCGATCTTAAAACGGCTGTGCTGAAGCTGTCGAATGCTGTAGTAGGGTGAGCTGGATCAAATGGAGTGAAATCCATACCGGCTGGCAACTGTTCAAACACACCCGCCTCTGCGTTTGATATCGGCGTGTAATCGTCTTGTAAATCATCGCCAACGTAACCATCGCCTGCGGGCGTAGTGAAGAAACCCATCTTGGCTGAAGCAACTCTAGCCGCAACAATTTCTGCTTCATAGTATCCGTTCAACATTTTGATATTCGACATGACGGACGCGACAAAAGGGTACCCCCGTGTTTGCTCAGGTCTCTGTCTGATGAACGCGTGAATTATTTCCTCGGCTGGGACTCTAATCGTTTCGTTACTTTGTCCGGTGCCAAGATCACTTGGATGGTTTTTATATAAATGATAAGCGACTGGCTTGCGTCTTGAATCGATCTCGACACCCATCACGATGCGGTTGCCGTTTGTAAACGTCTCGTTTTTAATATCGATAAGATGGTCTGCTTCCAGAAACTCTATACGATAACCAAACTCGCTTGAAGGGTCTGTTATCTGTCGAATCAATACCTCGCCATCACGCGCCAGCGCTTCGATAAACATTTTCTGACAGTCAATCATTGACTGCTGACCGTCCACTGTGCAATTCCCAAGCTTGCTGAATTTCTTCCACGCCGATTCGATTAAGCTGTTGGCGGTTTGATCGAGAGTACCAGACGGGTCGCGAGCTTTAGAGTTCACCCTTATCCCTGAAGCACCAACAACGTTTGACGTGAGAAGATTCAAATATCGCGAAACATAAGCATCGTTCCTTGAAAGCTCACGGCTGCGATTTCGTAACGTAACCAGCGCCTGTTTTAGCTCTTGGTCGGCACTAGCAGAGGAACTGAAAAAGTCGGCAAATAAACGACCGCCTGACGCTCCTTTAAACGAGCGCCTCAAAGGTATTGCTTTTTTTGTATCTGCTTTTCTTTCAAATAGGTTAAACCAAGCCATCAGAAGCGCACCCCAATCGTATTACCCGTGGGCTTTTTGTTTTTAATTCTAGCTCGTTTAATTTCTTGGTTGTATTCAGTTTGATAGCGATCTCGATATGTGAAAAGCTCATCGACAGACATTCGCGAAAGACTTCTGCCGGCGATAGAAAATGACGACTGATCAATTGTTGCTCTGTTTTCCATCACCGCCTTAATATTATCAAGCACCTTTTTCGCGTGACTTCTTTGATCTGCTGTTGTGATTGCGTAGTTAGCCTCTACCGCCAAAAAGCCAGAATCAACCGTGACGCGCTGAGAGTCTGAAGTCGTAATGAAAGCCGCCCAGCGATAAGTGCTTGGCGAGTACGCGGCGGTGGTTGCCGATATAACTTCTACGATATAAGCCTCTGTTGTTTCTAGTGCCGTAATCGTAAAATTGTTTGCAGAGCCACCGCCGGCGTCATCTTGAAATTCATAAGAAAGAGAATATAAGCTTGTAGGATAAGAACCAACAAGGTCGGGCCGTTTCCATGTCCATCTGTCGCCAGCCGCAAGCGATGCTGGCTCTTGAGTAGGATAGTTTGAACGATCAAACAGATTCGCCAAAATTGTCACCGCCATGCGTTCATGTAATTTTGATTTGTCCTGCGAGCCGCTCTTCGCTTTGGACGCAAAGTAGCTGGCTCTATTGTTTCAACAGGATCGATTTCAACCGATTTTGCCTGAATTCTTGAAGAAATGCTATTGACATTTGTATTTATTATGGAATACGCGGCCAGACAATAAACATAGCAATCGAGCGATTCATTTCTTGGTCTTATTTTAGTGAACACTCGGCGCTTAAAACCGCGCACATATTTGACTATTATTTTTTCTGCCGTGAGCTGTCGGAAGTATTCGTCGTTTAGCGTGTCAGAGAAATGGATGTAACCCGCTCCCTCCTCTTGAATTCTAAGCCTTGCAAATACCAAATCTTTCACAGTATCCACGCCTACTGGAAATAAACGACACTTGACCGTGTTATTTCTTGAGGGCTTGCCAGCGATTGGTTTACCTTCTCCACCAACCCCTTTGATTGCGAACACCCGTCGAGAAAAGTTTCTAGCTGCGTATTGATAAACGGCGTTTGTGAAATGGCCGCCTGAGTCAATCGCTGTCGCCCTTACCGCCATCTCGCGCCCGCTTTCAGTCTCGAATGTTCTGGCAATCTGCGAGTCCAAGGCCGTCCATAATTGTGGCGTTGAAGGATCACCCCAGAGAACTTGATGATCTAGCACCCAGCTTTCTTCGTCTCGGCCAATACCCAGCATAGTTAATTCAAGTCTGTCGTCTTGAACGTCTGCACCGCACACAACCATCACAACGCTGTCGGGTACCTTGTTAAAATGCTCTCGCCGATCCATCAGGTTCAGTTCATCAACCGACTCGCCGTGATCTTCAAACACATCTCCTAAATATGTATTCGTCCACACCTTGAGCTGTTGTGGATTTTTCTTGACTAACAAAAACTCTCGCACACCATCGGCAAGCGGTGTCCAAGGCGAGTACAAACCAGAGATTTTGAAGCCAGCAACGCCTTTAAATTCTTCCCCTGCGCTCCAACTACCGTTTCGGACAGACCACCTTCGATCTGCGTCTGTCCACAGTGTGGCGCACTCATCGCAAAGATAGCTGGCCGTGTCTGGGTCTTTGTCAACCCATCGAACACTCGCCCATTTCAACGTTTGTTCGTGCTTGCAGTGCTTGCAGGGAACGTAATATTCGCGCTGATCGCTCTTCTCGTATGCGTCCTCAATTCGTGAAACGCCCTTGATGGTCGGGGTCGAAACGGCGATCAGTTTGCGATTCCAGAAAGTGGATGTCCTCTTTTTTGCAAGAGATAGCGGATCACCTTCTGTACCCGAACTAGCTGGGAAGCGATCTACCTCATCTGCCAGCAGCAAGCGGATCGGTCGAGAAGCCAGCCCCGCCGGACTGTTCGCACCGACCAAACTTAGGCTACCGCCCGGAAAGACCTTGTGAAGTGTGGTGTTATTCGAGTCTCTCGCCCGTGGGTCTTTTACCTTTTCAAACAAGCAAGGCGTTGAACGCAGCAAACCATTGGCTACTCTGTCTTTTGAGAACGACTGCGCCATTGATTCGGTAGGCTGTAGCATCAAAATTGGACATGGATCATGAGAAATATGATATCCGATAATATTCAACAGCGCTTCAGACTTGCCAAGTTGAGCGCCGGCCATGACAACAACCTCTTTTATTGCGGGATCACTGCAAGCATCCATGATGCCGCGTTGATATTCTGCGCGAGACGTTCGCCAGATGCCAGCTTCTGCGCTAGTCTGTGAGTCTAGCCGTCTTTCGAGGTCGGCCCACTCGCTTACGCTTAGTCGCGGTGGAGGCTTCAGAGCCAGCATCGCTTGATTCAGATGGCTTTTTAGGTTTGCGAGTCCTTTCCGCTGAAATGGCTGGGTCATAGGTGCTCAATTCTTCAAGTGCTTCGTTGATTAAATCAGCCAGCATCGCCTGTATAATACCGGCCTCGGTTTCGCTCGCTATTAGCGGCGCGGCTTTTGAGGGAATGTTTGTTAGCTTTGCCTTTAAATTTGAGAGGGTATCCGTCCACGCTTTTTCAACGTCTTCAGCGACGACTAGCAGACTGCGTACTTTTGCCAGCTCTAATTCGGATATTTCGGCCTCTGCGTTGACTTTTCGCGTTCTCGCTTCGTCATAACTTGATCCCAGCTTAACGCCGCCAGTGCTTGCCATTAGTCCCCCATATTAGTTTTGAAATATTCTGTCGCTAGTTGAACGCAGTGCTTCCGAATTACC